TTACAGCAATCTACACCGACGACAATCTTATCTAAACTGAATTCTACATCTCTGATTTTAGCTATCACTTTTACCTTCAATCCGATTCCTCTGTATTATTGCTTTCATTTAGCCTCCAATGCTAATAGAGGGCAGACTCTACACCTACCCTCTATCTTTACTTAACCTTCAAACCCATTACTGGGGCTTCAATGGTTACGTCCTTCCTTGGTTTCTTGGTCGTGTCTTTAGGTAGAGTAATACCCTTGTATATCTTACCCATTATTACCTCCGTTTCTTTCTTCGCTTATGCTTGATGTTCTTATAGGTACGGTTAGGCGTTTTTAACCACCTAAGAGTATCAAAGATAGTATCGGGCATAACACCCTCCTAAAACAGCAAAGGGCAGCTTTTCAGGCTGCCCCTTACTTATAAATGAATTCCATTAGCTCAGTGTGATATCGACTTCCAATGTCCAGGTTCCTGAGCTTTTAGTTCCCAGACTCTCTACTTTCCTGTTGAGGCAGATGGTACTTGTGGACTGCTTGACTACCCATTCCTTCCAGGCATAGTTGGCATCAGAAGAGCCGAAGCTCGACTTGAAGGTGGCTTTCTGGCTTGTGGAAGTAGGATAACCTCCCTCCATTGCCTTGTAGGTCTTGTTAGATACCGCCTGAAGGTCTGTCTGTGCAGGATCCGCCGCTGTGTCATCATCCCCTACTCCAATCTGCGCTGCAGCATTATCGTAGATATGGGAAGCCCCGGATACTTCTCCTGTTATAAGGTCCCACATTTCATTAATACCACTATTGAGCAGGCAGTTATGCTCCTGATGTATCACATCATAGGGCTGAAAGAGTTTATGGAACTGTCGCTCCAGCCGTCCTATGGTTTGGTCATAGAGGAATGAAGCCAGTATCCCAATCAACCATATGTTCATCATGAAGCGGAGTCCCCTGGCCCACAGACTATTTCTGTGTGCAAAGACGTCGATATCCTCACGATACTTGCTCAGTGTGGCCTTCATGTACCACTTCCCCGACTCCTTTACGGGGAATCGATTCAATACATTTTCCATCGTTTTTTCTCCTTAATTCCTGGGATAGAATTCCCAGACTTTTGGTTTATTTCCTATTTCTTCCAGATGTTTCTGGTAAAGCATTAGCTGATTGTTCGCCCAGGCCTGGTACTTGGCAATCGTCGATGCTACATTCAACTGCGCTGTTAGCTTCCTGGAGTATCCCGCAGCCTTGTTGAGGTATGCCGTTGCGTTGGAAAGCTCCCTGCCGGCATATGTACCGTACTCTATTGCCGGCTGGTCCACCGCTAGATACCCTCTGGCCTGGGTCATATGTGCTGTAGCGTTGGCCAGTTCCCTGGCAGCATAGCTGGCATATTCAGAAACAGGTGCGTCGGCAGCCATGTACGCCCTCGCCTGAGCGAGATATCCATTTGCATTCTGAAGTTCTCTTGCAGCATAGCCAGCGTACTCAGTAGCCGGCCTATCGCTGTTGAGATATCCGTTAGCCTGGTTCAGGTACATGGCAGCGTTATGGAGTTCCCTGGCAGCCTGGTTAGCATACTCTGTTACCGGTTTATCGGTATTAAGATAGCCGTTAGCTTGATTCAGGTACATTAGAGCATTTTGCAGATCACGTGCAGCGTAACTGGCATATTCGACGGCAGGTCTATCACTGTTGAGGTAGCCATTTGCTTGGTTCAAGTATGTGGCAGCACTCTGCAATTCACGTGCAGCTACAGCAACATATTCTCCGGAAGGGCTATCGGTGGCAAGATACCCTCTGGCCTGGCTTAAATACCCAAGAGCTGCCTGTATATCCCGTGCAGCATAGTTTGCATACCGATCTGAGGTAGTTGCTTCAGAGAGATAGCCTTTGCTCTGGTCAAGGTAACGGACGGCATTAGCCATTTCAGCATAGGCATAGCGGGCATAGTCATCCTCTGGAGCTCCTCCGATATTGATTTTATTGATCAACGACCTACCGGCTGTCAGATCGCTCATTGACTGCGTAATGCGGGCAGTCATGTTGTCTATAGCAGTATCCATGACTGTTCGCTCATCTGCTATCTTTGAACGTCCACTGGTAAGGTCGGCAATCGATTGAGTGAGCTGGGCAGTCATTGCATCAATGGCTGTAATTGCATTAGTTCGCTTATCTCCAATCAGAGCACGCCCGCTTGTTAAATCAGCTATAGCCTGAGTTACCAGTTCCGACATATTGCCTATGGCGGTTAGTGCCTCTGTACGCTTGTTGCCGATCAAGGCTCGGCCAGTCGTTAAGTCATCTATGGCCTGCGTAATCTGTGCAGTCATATTACCTATAGATGTTATGGCTTCAGTTCTCTTATCCCCGATCAAGTCTCGGCCAGATGCTAGATCAGCAATAGCTCTAGTAATAGGACCATCTACGGCTGTTAGTTTATCTATAGCAGCGAGTGCTTCTGTCCTCTTGCTGCCTATCAGGGACCTACCGGACGTTAAGTCGTTTTGTGCCTGGGTAATTCTGGCGCTCATGCTGCTGATAGCTGCTAAAGCCTCGGTTCGCTTATCTCCAATTAGGGCTCTTCCGCTAATAAGGTCGTCCTTCGACTGAGTTATCCGTCCTGCAATCTCATCGATGGCTGTAACAGCCTCTGTAGATTTCTTGCCGATGAAAGCACGGCCGCTTACAAGGTCACTGATAGCCTGTGTTATCCTGGCCGCTGTATCGTCAACCGCTTTTCCAATAGACTCTATTGTTGTTACCGCTGCGCTTAGCTGTACGCGGATTTCATTTATCCATGCCAGGGCAACCTTGGCAACAACTCCCTCAATTAAGACCTTCTCCAGTTGCGGACTCAGTGTTGATTCGGTCTGGGTCAGCTGGTGTACCTTATGGCAATAGGCATAGATTGAGTCTCCCGCTGTAGGAGTCGCTTCAATATTTATCCTCAGAGTGTTGCCAAAGATGCTGACATCTCGATAGTCCGGGGGATCATTTCCAACCGGATACTCCACTTTTTCAACCTTGAGCAGATCCTCTATGGAGCTGATATCGACTTCCTTCGAGGCTAACGCTGTTAGCGTTTCCTTGAACTCATACGGCTGTTTCTCGGAGACTTCTACCAGGCATTCGGCTATATGCAGGTCGAGTTCGTCATCGGCAAAGTCATTCTCCGCATCTGTTTTTGTCTCATCACGGAGAAACTGCCTCACTATCTCATGGATGGTCGAAAGTGTTTTTGTACCCATGTTTCACCTACTCTTCTGCCTGATTTTCGCAATAGTCCCTCAGTTGCTCTTCGGACATTTCATCAGCCATCTTCGCAGCTTCGGCACTGTAAGTCCTGGGGGTCTCCCCCATTTTTATTGAGAGCGCAATACAAAAAAGAGTCCTTTGTTGGTTTGAAGTTGCTGGCATTGTTATTACCTCCCATGTTTCTTTTTCGGCTGAGATGGGGCTGCAGGTATTTCCGCCGCAGGTTCTTTATCAGCTAACTTCGCTCTGTTTTCAGGCAGGTTATATTTACCCTTGATAAAACACTTGTCACAAACGGCTTTCCCTTCAATCCGCCTTCCAGTCTCCGCTTTTCCACATATATCGCACTTCATGATTGTTACCTCCTCTAGTCTAAAGGCACGTAGAAGATGAGGAGTTGCCCGACTATAGCCGTTGTGCTCTCTCCACCGTTGATAACCTTCAGGTAATCAGTTGTACCATTGAACTCATTGCCCGCTGTCGGAGAAACTGAATCCACGTCACCGGCAGCTGAGCTGGTATGGGCAATGGTAATTTCTCCATTAGTCATGGCTACAGCATTCTTGTAGAGCGTAACTTTGTCATCTGCCACACTGATTGCCCCGTCAATCGCTGTCATCGCTTTAATAACAAGACACTGAGGCATTGGGAAGATAAGTGTTTCTCCTGTACTGACATCGGTTATCTTGGTAGCCAGCACATGAACCTCTCCATACTGATAGAGGATTGCTCCTGCAGGCTGTGCCTTTGCCGTTGTTCCCAGAAGGCCGCGAACTATGGTTATGGTATTCGGCTCGACTGTAGTATCAACAGCGGTGACCAGGACAATCTCAGGCGATGCTCCGTCCGGGTCGAAAATTCCAACGAACGGCGTCGAGGGAAGGTCAGCGGAAGAAAGGATATTTGCTGCAGTCGCGACTGCAGTTATTGCCGCCGTTATCTTTGTCTGTAATAGCTTATTCATTAAGCTCTTCAATTTAATCCTCCTTAATTAAGCTAAGAAGGGAGAGTTTTACCTCTCCCCCCCTTGCTTGCTTATTTATTCATTTTGGCTAATTAATCTTCCAGCCTGGCGGCCAACTCCGGGCAGAGAGTCTTTGTTCCACAGAGAATAGACATGGTTCCCACGTTCTTCATGGTGTTGTGATTCCAGGAGAAGACTACCTGTAGTGACAGGTTTTTATAGGTCTTGACAGATGCATTGGCTCCGCCCAAAGGCGCAACCAGAGGTGCAGTTGCCAGACAAAAGGCATTCTGGTGAAAGACAAGGTTCGCTATGTCCGCAGCGTGAAGGGTGACTACCTTATCTGCAACAGCAGCTGCTTTCAGTGCCGGGTAGATTTTAAGCGTTGCTTCATTGGTAGCGATAGTTGCATCGGCAGTTACCACGTATTCTCCAGCACAGTCGGCAATGGTGAGAATAGTACCTTTCGCTATGGTGCCAGTACCGAGGTCATCAACAGTTATTTCGCTAACACCAGCTTCAAACCCGCCTGCAAGGATGGCTCCGGCCACGTCAGCGGTCCCTATGACATGAGTTATGATGTTCTGATCCATGAACCAGTCGATGCCAAACAGTCTTCCCATTGACCCTTGCTTGACGGTCTCGGTATCTCCACGCTTTTCAGCATGAAGGAAGGCATCGAGGACATTGTATTTTGCCTCGGTATCCGGACCCAGGACACCACGTCTCAGTTCCATCGGCACCTTGTTTATGTTAAGGACTTTCCGTATTCCAGCTATATCGCCTACTGCAGGTGTCCCTGAGACATCAAAGTAGTAGGGGATATCCACATACAGTCCTGCCACAAGCAGGTCGATTGCCTGAGCCAGAGCCCTGGCTGCTGGATCTATAACCTGTGTAGTCAAATCCTTCAAATCAAGGGACATCTCTTTCTGGGTTATCTCGAAGGGAACAGTCAGGATTTTATCCAGCTTGACATCCACATAGCTCTCAGTGATTGCCTGGAATTCTCCGGTCAGGTCACCATCGAACTCAACGGCGGTAAAGGTGGCCGGCTTCCGAACCCTGGCGGTATCACCGACTTTCTTGAATTCCTTGTCATACCCCCGGTAAACAAGGTTGCCGAGGACAAGGTTGTTTTCCAACGCCAGTAACGCCACATCGGCGATAATGGTTGGTGTTAAAAAGGTATTGCTCATTTTATTTGCTCCTTATTGTTCTGTTACTTCTTAGAATGGAGGTATTTCGCCTTCTCAGGCATCGAGAGCTTCTCGAACTGTTCGGGCGTATATTCTCCTTTAGTACCAGATGTCACACCGGAGTCGGGAGTGAATGGCTGCTCTTCAGTGGTTTCGGCTCCGCTATCAGTAGACGTTTTCGGAGCCACTTTCCTCAGCCGTTTTGCCACTGCTTGAGCTTGCTCAATAGTAGTCAGGTTAAGCTCTTTCACCGTATCTTTAAGCTCTACAGGGTCAACCTTTTCCGCTGCTGCAATCTGCCAGAGTTTTACCTCCATCTGGGTTTCTCTGGCACTCTTAACTTCAGCTTCGTGTTCCGCCTTATCGCGGGCCAGTTCCTCCTGCTGCTTTTTAAGCTCGGCTTTCTGAGACTCTATGTTGGTTATTTGACTCTTCTGAGCTTGCTTCCGCTGATATTCCCGCATCTTGTCAGGGTCGCCCTGGGCTTCTTCCAGTTCAGCCTGGTCTCTCTGTCTCTGAAATTCTTCTATCTGGGCTTGGCTTGTTTTGATAGATTCCTCTTGAGCTTTGAGACTGGCCTCCCTATCGGCAAGCTGTTTAGCACTCCTTCCTGCAGCAGCGAGAGCATCACTCACCTGCTTCTTCACATCCTCATCCGTGTAAGTCTTGGATTTCTCTTCTGAAGTTCCCTGATCTTTAACAGTTGAAGACTGTCCAGGTGTTCCCTGAAGAGTGTCCTTCTGTTCCTCAGTTCCGTCCATTGTGTTTACCTCCTCTAATGAAAAAGAGCCTGAGTTAAAAGATTTCTCAGACTCTAATAAAAAACCCGGCCGTAGCCGGGTCTTCTATCCATAATTATTTCTTGTTACTTAAAACCATCGATCTATCCACCAATCCACCGCTGCCTTTTTCTCCCAGGGAGTAGGCTTGGCATTCGGATTCCCCTTATCGCCTATCGGTGTATAACCCTCAGCCAGCACTAACCAGGCGTCCAGGTCCAGATGCTTTGCCCGGAAGTTTTCTCTTTCATGCCCTGTATCTGGTAAACTTAAATATCTCTCATATAACTTTTCAACTTCT